TGCGGGGGAATCGGTACATCCCTGCCACAGGATGTACGCGGTTTTCCGTTCAATCGTGGCGACCCACAATATAATAAGATGAAGAAGAAAATAATTAAGGCATTAAGCCCCAATAAGTTCTTCGACAAACTTATTAGGTGGCTCGGAACTGGTATACTTGCGTGTACCAGCAAGGAGCTCTCCTATGGTTTGTGGATTACAGACAAGATCCTTACAGTGATGAGAACCCGTGGTAAACACGAGGCAATCATTTACTGTAAAGGCCTAAGATTACGATTCCTTGATCTCATTTTATCAATGGATGAAGGTTTTAATCTAAGGGTTCCCAAGTCAGTTCCTAAAGTCCTTAGACCTATAAAGAAGTACATAGAGGGGAATATTAATTACCCTTTCATTAGGCTAATTAATTCCTGTCTCTATGTTACTCGCTTTATAAGGTTGGAACCTGTTCCAAATCATTCTACGATAGAAGCAAGGCCCGGTTATACCGGAGACCCCCGACATCTAAGGATAGAGATGGAGCAGTTCCTGAAGGATTTAGGCATCAATACGAAAATGGGTTTAGGAAAAGTTCCTAAGGCTTTACGCTTTAGTCACTTTCATATGACATCAAAGAAAGGGCCCAACGGGCATGCCCTTTGGACTTCTTTCGATGATGCATTGTCTCTGTCTCCTGACATACTCGAATCAATTCGAGTAGTCGGTGGGGACAGGCTCCATAACCTCATTTCTCGTTTTATATCTCTTTATCTTGTTGTACCTGCATTCTTCGACCGGTTCAGAACCCTCACGGGTGCTAGAATCCCTCGTAGAATAGCATGTATACAGGATAAAGAGGGGAAAACGAGGGAAGTTGCTATTGGAGATTATTATACACAAGCAGCGTTGCTGCCATTGCATAATTTTCTCTTCAAGCACCTTCGTCGTATCACTCAGGACTGTACCTTTAACCAAACAAAACTCTTTAAGTCTCTTTGGGCTGATAAGGGAAGTTCTTTCCATTCCGTGGATTTAACCGCGGCGACGGATCGATTCCCTATAGCAATCCAAAAAGAATTATTGGATGTTTGGTTCGGTTCTGAGTATGCAACACATTGAGAACGTCTCATGGTTGGACAACCATTCAAATATAAGAATGATTGAATCATCTACGGGACAGGTAATCCAATGGGGTTTTATTCCTCTTGGGCTACCTTCGCAATGTGTCATCATTTCTTCTTATGGAAAGCTTGTAAAAAGGCTAACCGTAATTGGAAACGATGTCCTTATATGCTCTTAGGTGACGATATCGTTATTGCTAACGATAGTGTCGCCAAGGAATATAAGGATCTACTCAGAGAGTGAGATATTTCTTACTCTATGGAGAAAACTCATATTTCACAATATGGGTTCGAGTTTGCTAAGCAAATTCGGCTTCATAGAGAGAACGTCTCACCATTCCCTTTGTCTGCTCTCTTTGATCGACGATCCGAGACATTTACATGCCTCGGGATCATCGTCTCAGAGCTAATGACGAAAGATTGGAAGACCGACATTGGTACGTCTCTAAAGACCTACTTTATGGATGTTAAGGGTTGGTCACGGCGTCAATACGATGCCATGGCCCCTAAAATATCACTAGTAGTATCTCTATACTTATTCTTGAAAGGTAAAAGAGGACTAGGTAATGCTATTAAAGATTACGTAGCTCTATGAACCGGAAAGCGTTATGATGAGGTAGATGACTGGGATTACCGTTTATACGGTAATTACCTAGCCCTTCTAACCCTTCACGACACTTTCCTCAAGAGTAAGGATAGAGTAGTAAGTGGAAACCAACCCCTTGGCGAATTAGCCACGGAGATGGTAATACACATTACATCTTTAGAGAGTGAAGCTGATCAAGCAAGGTGCTTCGATTTAATCGAAGCTGTACCTTTCTTGCAGATATATGGACGGGCAGAGGAAACATTCCTCAGCCTTAATACCGATATCTCCGTTTACATGATCGGGGAAGACCCCGAGATGTTTAAGAGGATGTTCGGTAAAGTCGATATACCTCTCTCAGATTCTGCTTTTTATGAACGCCGTCGAGACGTCATAATAAACCAGTGCCTGAGAGCAGCTGATGTCATGATTGGGTACATTAAGTCCGTTCCGTCAATGAAAATTGACGAACTCGATATTAACATACAGTTCCCATGGGCGTCGTTCATTCGGCACCCTAAGGTACCTATGTTTAA